TATTTGTGATTTACCAGAAGAACCTATCTTTGATTGTAATATTTTAAGTGCTTCCTTTTTCAAATCAATAGGATGTGAATCAAACCATTCAACAGTACCTTCGTTACTTTTTATTGCTCTCCTTCTCTGCCCACCATCATCAATATAATCGGTATAAAAATCATAATGTCTTAATATGAAGTCTGCTAATTCTTTTCCATTTTTTGCGGGTGCGTTTTGAATTGCTTCGTTCATGGATTCATATTTATTTCCAAATTTTTCAGCACCGTTTATGGAGGGGTGTGAACCCAAATCCTTAACAACTTTACCTCTCTTATCAACAATTTGCATCTTGAACTTATCTTGCGTTCCTCTCATACCAGTAGTATCTCTATCAACTACTTGGAAGATATTACCATTTTTAAGTTCTTTTTTAAAATGAACTTTTGTTGTTTCGTTTACTGATTCGTATTTAATCATATCTGGATTAAACTTTTCAAAATTCTTTCTTGCCCATTTTACGGCATCTTCATAAGAATTAAATTTAATCCTATCTTGTTTGAACCCTTTTTTCTTATTTAAAAAATCAATATAAACTTTATCTTCGTTTACTGATTCACTAACTACCTTATCACCCCAAAACGATACTGATGGCATGTTTCCGAATGTTGTATCATATTTAGAATCAATACCAAATCTTGATTTTAGGATTTTAACTACGCCACTACCAAATTTTTTATCTGTTAGTTTAAGATAAACTTTATTTTTATTACCACCATCTTTAATTTGCCCACTTACAAATTTTGAACCTATTGATTTAACAATATCATCTACTACATCTGCAACAAGATATCCCTTCAAATCAGATTCGTTTACTGATTCTTCTACTTTATTCATCTTCTCATCCGATACCCAATATGCCGTTGCACCACCGATTGAATTACGGAATATCTTTTCCATTTTTTCAGCGTATTTTTTGGCATCGCTATATGAATTAAATACTTTTGGCTTACCAGTTGTTTTAAAAGTTTTTGGGTCAAATTCTTTTTCCAAATCTTTACCCTGTCCTCTACCTCTGTTGTAGCTTACATAGTATTTACCTTCTTTTACTACACTATATCCAGTTAAATCAGCCTGTCTCTTTCCCTTCTTTTCTTCACTATCTTTACCACTAAATGCAAATGGAGTACCATATCCAGCTACATTGCCAGTAGTATTCATTTCATCTACTTTTAATTCGGCATCTTTATACATATCACTAACTTTAGCATTTAATTCATCTGCTAATTTTTTCTTTTGAGCAGTTAGTGTTTTTAATTTTTGTATATGTTCTTTTTCAGCGGGAGTACCTTTGGATTTTTTATATGCCGCCAAATGCTTTTCCATTGCATCAATTACTTTTGAATAATCGCTTTGGATAGCTTTAACTGAACGAAGTTCCTGTATAATTAATTCCTTTATTTTATCAGGTAATCCTTTATGAGAAGTTGATGCAAAATCTTTAGCATCTTTATCGGACATTGAATCGGCTGCTTTACTAACTTCTGGAGATGGTGATTCCATATCACCCTTTTGAGTAGCATGAACCATTCCCATAAATTTCTGTTGTGCTTTAGATACTGCTGGCATTTTAATAAATTTAGGCTAATACATAAACAGAACCACCATTGGTTACTGATATACTCTTAACATAGCAAGGAAATGGTTCTCCTGCAGTTAAATGTGCTAATGAAATAGTTGTTCCACCTTCTAATGTAAGTGTTCCAGTTACACCGTTTACAGGTAAAACACCCCATACTCTATCTATCAGTGTAGCAGAACCAGATGTTACTAATTTTGCGTCAAATGCTCTATAATTTACCATTTTTATTTATTTAAACTATTTTTTAATTCTTTTAATAACTCATAACTCATCATCATTGCGGATAGATGTTGTTCTTTAATTTTTTTAACGGATTTAATTTTTCTAATATTAGATATGGTTTCCGCTAATTTAATTTTTGTTACTTTATCTGGTATTCTAGAACCAACTGCTTTCAACCCATTAATTAATTTAATAATTTCGGTTGAAATATATTCATTCAATTTACCAGTGTTATTAATATTATTTATGTATTCTCTTAATAAAAGTTTTTGTTCTTCTGTAAGATTTTTATATTTGTTATTAAATGATTCTACTAGCATCTTATAAGATATTGCTCTCAAATCTTCATCTTGTTTTTTATATTCTTCTAAAACCGCATCTTTGATTCTAGCTTCTTTATTTTGAATAGATGAATTTATAATATTTTCAGCAATAGTAAATCTAGAACTTACAATATCAGTTGGGTCATATTGTTCATTAGTTGATACTACTTCAAATATTTTATAAATAGATGCTAATGTTTTGTAGTTAGAAATCGGTGATTTAATAAACTCATCTAAACCATAAGTTTCTTTAATTTGTTTAATTAAATTATACTTTTCTTTTATAAGCCTCTTTTCATCTAATTGTTTGCGTGCATCTAAAATCGTATCTATAAATTTTTCAGCTTTAACTTCTGAATTATATTTTTCATTTATTAAAAATTGATATAATTTTAATTCTTTGGATAATTCTTTTTTAGCATTAAAATGTTCTTTCAATATAGTTTCCGCTACTGATTTACTAGAAGACATAATTTCAGATGTAATCTGTCTTACCAATAATTCAAATATAAATCCAGTATTCTTAAATTTAGAATGTTTAATTTTTTTCATCAATTTTTATAATTTATCAGATATAAATATATTTTTATATTTGTTTATTATCGTTTGGTTAAATCTTCTGTCAAAATAGTTTTTTTATTACCATCCATATCTTTAAAAACTTCAAAATATGAACTCTTTCTTGGTTTATAAGCAATTGAACCTTCTTTTGCTTTAAGAGTTTTTATTCCCAACGGGTCTCTACCTTCTGGATGGTCATCATGTCCATATCTAACAGGGTCTTTTGGTCTGCCAACCTGTCCATCTAATTCAAGTTTCAATTTATTTAATTCTTCTTCAACATTAGTTGGACCACCTTCTACTCCTGTTTCTTTTGCAGGGTCTGTTCCTTGTGTTTCAATTGAAGTTAAACGGAATGTTTGTTTAGTATCTTCTAATACCTGCAACGTCATTTCATCCTGCTCATCTTTTGCCATCTTCATAACAGATTCATACATCCATTCTTTAGAGAACATTTTTGTTTGTTGCATTTGCTGAATTAATTGTACTTTAGAATTGTACAATTCAACTTGCTCCTGCTCATAAATTCTAGATGGAACGGTTAACTCTAATGTAAAATCTGTTAAACGGTCATCGTTAATACCTTGTGAGTATAAATGTACAATTGCAATTTTAGTTAATTCTGAAATGATTACTCTCTGAACTCTCTCAATTGTTTTAGCAAACCTAACATCCATCGATGCTAATGTTGCTTTACCATTCGTATCTTCTTCGTATCCTAAATATGCTTTTGGAATTTTAAGTGCAGCCATCAACTTACCCTTTAAGTAGTTGATATCATCAATCATATTGTATTCTAAACCTTTTAACGTATCAATTGAAGTTCCATTATCACTACCTCGAACTGGCATATAATAATCTTCAATAAGATTCATCATATTGTACTTTAAGTTGTACTCACCTGTTTTTTCATCAACAAATGGAACTTTTTTAGATGCATTGATAATCTTCTGCATGTAGTTATCCACTTCGTTTGGTGGAATATTACCAACATCTACTTTAAAAATTCTCTTTTCAGGAGCTCTCATTACTCTGTGAATTAACATTGCATCTTCCATCAACATTAATTGTTTCCACACTCTTCTAGCTCCTTCAATCATAGATTTACCATAAGGAAGGAAGTTTGAATCACCGTTTAAACGGAAGTGAGCAATTTCATAATTTTCAAATTCCTTTTTAGTGGTCTGACCTACCGCCATATATGGATTTTGATATGGAGCATACACAAATTTAACTCTTTGTGGGTTCTCCATATCAAATCCTTCAACTCTACTCATTTCGTATGATGATAATGGCATTACGTTTATAATTCCCAATTCATCCGCAATTTCTAATTCTAAAAAGAAATCACCGTATTTTACCAAGTTTCGTGTCCAAGGCCAAAGGTTAAATTCTACATTAAGAATATCATAAAAAAGGTTTTCTAATATTTGTTTAACATTATCATCATCATGATGAATTTTTAAAATATTACCTTGCTCATTTTTAGCAGTACACTCATCTGCATATACGTCCAATGCAGATGCTAAAATCGGGTCCATATCCATTGAATCGTAATCTCTGAAAAGGTCAATACGAACTTGCTGATATGCCATTGCAGATTCTACCCCACCTACACCGTAGTTACTCACTTTGAGCTTCATATAACGGTCTACAAGGTTAGTTGTCATATTCTGATACTCATCCGTATCAACTATTTTAACTCCCTTTTCCGTTTTTCTAACTATGGTATTAGTTGAAAATAATTTTTGTAACCTACCGAATAATGTTTTATCTGCCATTTTAATATTTTATATCTAATTAATAAAGATAAGTAAATTTTTTCAATTTTCCAAATTTACCATTTTCTACAAGACCAATATCTTGCCTTATGTCTCGGACCTGGTTGGTCACAATTGTGTCTTGCTCTAAAAGATTTTCTTCTATCTGGATTATTCTTTTTAATTTTAACCCCCTTTTGACCGAAGTTTACTTTTACAACATTGCCAGCTGGATTTCTAACATATACTTTAAATTTCTTAACATCACCTGCCATTGGTTTACCCAATTTTACTTCTCTACCTTGATATTCAGCTTCTCTTAAACATTGACATCCTTCATTTAAGGTTTTATCATATCCTCTCATAAACGCAATGAAATCTTCCATATCTTCATCTTCAACATCGTATTCTTCTTCAGGTTCTACATATCCGTAATTCACATCATCATCTGAATCGATATCTTCTTTAATAGGAACACAATTGGGAACTTCTTTTCCATTTTTGGTTTTCATTCCTATTTGCTCATATCCTTTCCAACAAGGACCATCTTCTTCTTTTAATGGTATTAAATTTATTAGTCTCATAATAATAGTAGTTTCAACATATAAATATAAAAAAATTAACGAAGTAACCAAGTTAAGTTTTCCACCTCACCTCTACCTACTTCCATTTCATACGGATTTTTACCAGACCAGCCTGTGGAATACACACCATCGAATTGTTTTATTTGAGTAGAATTCAACATACTCTTTGTTAAATCGATACCTTCTTGTCTCAAACGAAGTGCAGTATTTCGAACCCAAAGTCCGATTGCCAACGCCATTACCAAGTCATCATTATATCCCTTCATTGCTTCTGCTCTACCACTACTCCAAATAAATGTAAACATTTCATCTATCAATCTATTTGAACGAATTAGGATATCCTTATCACCCATATAGGTATCCAATGCGGAGATTATAAGAGGACGGGTTTTTGATGTTGTAGAGAATCCTGCAACCATTTGTTTTTCATCTCTGTAAAACTTATTACTCATTTGTTTTTCAACATCAATATATTTTAGGTCATTACTCATATAGAATAAATTACCATATTGCCTATCAATTATTTGTTGAATACACGCCCAACCTACGTTTGAGTTTTCTACAACTAATAGGGCGTTATTATATTCGGTTGCCAATGATGTTAAAAAATTACCGAAATGTTTTGTCTCAATTTTACCTCTATATTCAGCTACTTGTGTACAATCTTCAATATCAATTATTTGTGCAGTAGAATAATCGGCTCCATCTCCTCTTGCAACGTCAGCTACTACCATATATTGTTTGTTGTAGTTTGGATATTCCCAAATCCATAAATTATTATCAAATCCTCTTTTTTCAATCGGGTCCATTACATAGGTATCTTTGTACCAAGTCAATAATGCAGGGTCAATTACAGTATCACCTGAACCAATAAAGTCACAATCACATTCTTGTGCTGCTCCTTTAACTCCCAAAATTCTTGTTTGTTCATCTCTCCATGCCTGATTTCTTTCAGGATGAACTGTCCAATGTAGATTGATACAATTGAATCCATTTGCTCCACTCTCACCTTCTACCCACATTTTGTGAAACCAGTTACCCACACCATTTGGTGTTGAAAGAACTATTGCGTTACCACCAGTTGATAGAGTAGATTGTGCTGATAACCAAATTTCATCAATATCTCTGATAAATGCAGCTTCATCCACTACCAATAGAGATAGGGCTTCAGAACGCCCTGCATCAGGTGAAGATGCGATTGCTTTGACCTGTGAACCGTTCTTTAATTTAAGTGATAGTTTGTTATCTTCAGCTGCTGCGGTTCCCCCATCTCTTAACCAAACTGGAAGTAAATCGTGCATAACTCTTACCTTTTCTACAAGGTTTTTAGCTACCGTTACTTTAGTTGCAATAACCAATGCGTTGAAGTCTTGGTTAAATATCATTTTCCAAAGAATAAACCCCGCAGAAAGAGTTGATAAACCTAACTGACGAGATTTTAGAATGATATTAAAACGATGGTTTTTAAAATCAGTTAAACAATCCTCTTGAAACGGATAAAGGTGAAAGGGTATTTTCCCCCTCACCGGGTGTTGAATAACACAATATTTCTTCATAAAGTAAATGGGGTCTCCCGCGCATTTACGATATTCTTCAGAAATTATTTCTTTTAAAGTTTTTTTTGGTTGTCCTTGAACTCCCATATTATTTTTTTAATTTAATCTTCCAATATGTTCCAAATCCAACATAAGGAGAGAATGCACCATTTATTCCATCAGTAGTTCTATTATTAACACCAATATTTAAGTTGTATATTTTATCTTTTTTTGTTTTAAGAATTAGGCCTGCTCCTACCGCAGATACATAATCTTCTTTGTTGAATCCTCCATTCAAACCAAAATACACCTGATTTTTTGCAGGTTCTTTAACGATTAATTCTTCTTTAATAATTCTTTCTCTAACTTTAGCATCAAATGTTCTACCTAAAATTTTGTTTTGAGATATAGTATCAGTTACAGATACCGTTCCCAATGAATCAGGTAATACCAATACATCTTTGTATAACACTTTTGAATAATAATTTTTAAGTAATGCAACAGTATCAATTACCGATGGAATTTGAACTTCTTTTTCAACAATCACTTCATGGTATATATCATCACCTTTTTTAGTTACAATTTTGGTTTTGATTACATCAACCGTATCAATTGTATGTTTAATGACTTCGTATTTTTTACCATCTATTTTAATAGTTCTACCACCTGGCATAACCCCACCCGGATTAAACCATTGTAATAACACATAAATAATTAATGCTGCTATAGCAATGTTCTTAAAGTTCAATAATTTTTTCATAATTTTTAATTTTTTATAAGCTCTGAATGATTTAATTCTCGTAACTTGTCTTCCAATGCTAATTTTCTTTCTAATAATGCGTCTATTGCATCGTATGCCCCATCAATATCAGTTTTTAAATCAACTTTTACTTTTTCAATATCAATATCCCATTGCCAATTACTAAATGAACCATCTTCGTTAAGCATTTGAATTTGTTGACTTACACTATTAAATGCTTCTTCTAATTGTGATTTAGTATCTCTAACAAAATCTAATTTATTTAAGGTTATTCTGTAATCTTCATAAAACGCCCAACTACCATCTTCTCGCAGTGATTGTTCTATTTTTCTCATGCACGTTACACAATATCCAGTTCTAACAATTAATTTTTTATCTGCATTACTATATTGTATCGTTCCACAATTTTCGGAAGAACACGTTGTTAATTTTTTTAAATACTCTCTGGCATCATCTAGTTTAGTGGTATTAATTTTGAAACCTTCTTTTTGTTCCCATTCATTACCATTTTCATCTACCCAAATTTCTCCAACTTCTTTTTTTGTTTCATCTGCCTTTTCATAACCAAACACATTTTTATTATCATCGTTTCTACCAAAAACGGTATCAATGATTAATTTACGAGATTTGTGTATGTGTTTATTTTTTTCGTCAAAACTTTTTCTTTTTGTCATTTTTCTATATTGTTATAACCTATTTATTAATAATATATATTAAATTTATTCGTAAAATATACCTAATATCTGATTTAGTGGTGCAAATGTACCTGTTAGTTTATAAGTGTTACCTTTATAAACGAATACAATACCCTCATTTGGAACTATTTTATCTTTACCACCTATAGATGCTAATCTACTTAACTCCATTTTTAATTTAGCTATTTTAGATACATCACCACTACCTCTTACTTTTTCTGCAGTAGATTCTAATCTGCTTTTCATATCGGCTACTGCTGCATTTGGATTTGCAGTTAATACTGAACTCATAAATGAAAGAACATCCGCTCCAACACCCAAAAATATTTCTTCAAATTGTTTAACATTTTCTTTTTGTTGGGATGCTACATTTACTTTATCATTTTTTATTGCCCATTCTTGTGCATCTTTATCAGAAATTGTATTTAAACGGAATGATTTATCACCAAATGCCCATCTTCTTACTAATGCTTCCTTTTCTAATTTTTGTAATTTAACTTTACTTTTATCTATAAAGTTTGCCCACCATGCTTGATGATATTCGGAAACACCATCATTATTGGATAACCCAAATTCAGATTGTAATTTTTGTAATTTACTTAAATATTTACTCTGTTTTGCACTCAAATCTTCATTTTTAGGAAGTTGTGTGACAGGAGGTCCTTGAATTGTATATTTTGATTGAACATCCGCATTTATTTGCTTAATCATTCCTGCTAATTTACCTGCCGCAGATTGGTCAGCACCTACTGCACTTCCTTTTTCATCGTAGCAAGTTGTATTATGGAATACTAATAAAGCCTGTCCGTAAGGAATAACATTAACCGATGTTGGCCATATTACCTCCAAATTCATAAAACACTTTCCTTCGTTAAATATCTTCGTTCTCTGTGCATCTGATAATCCACTAATTGCTGCTGATAAATCTTTCATTGCAAAATTGTAAGCATCGGTTAAACCACCTCTACCCGCAAATTTAGATGCAACATCTTCAATTCCCATAGCTCCTGCTCCTGCATTTGCTAAATGTCCTTTATTTCTTGCTGCAATTAATCTACCATTTTTCCAACTGATTGCCAATGCCTGTCCATCTGTTTTTTCTCTTGTCAATTCCAGTTCACCAGTTAATGCACCAGTTATTATGTTTTTTAAATCACCAAAAGTTAAATCCATATCATCAAATGGGTGAGACATGTGTCCATACGCACCACCTTCGGTTAAAAGAGATTCGTTTAACTTAACTCCTGCATATTCTAATCTATACTCATAGTATTCTTTTTTAATATCAGAAGGAACTTTTGAATTCTTTCTGAATATTTCATCTACCATCTTACGAGTATCGTTTGATGATAATTTCCACTTTACTTTATCTTTATCTAATGTAAAAAAAGTATTCAAAGTAAAATCTATCTTGGTCAACATTGGTTTCAAAATTTCATTTTTAAAAAATGAATAGTATTCTTTCCGTTGTGAACCATCTAAATAATTAAGAGCGAAATCGGAATCATACAATTCGTTTTCTAATGATTTTGCAATCATTTCCAAAACATACTTTTTATCGTTGTTACCAAGATATTTTTCTTCACCACTACCAATTACATATTTGTACTGATTACCCACCAAATCTTTTAATTTGAGTTCGTTTAATTTACCAGTATCGGTTTTGAAAAACGGACCTCTTCTTACACTTCTAAAATCTAAACTCATTTCGTTTCCAAAAATCTCTTTAGGTGCAAGTATTTTTAATCTAATAGTTCCATTTTTATTATCAACACCCAATGTTTCAAATTCAATTTCGGAATACTTTTTACCCTTAAATCCTAAATTTTTACCAGTAATAAACTTATGAACTTTACCACCACTAACTGCCTGTACTTCTTGTAGGTTTGTTTTTTCAGCTAAACCCAACTTATCAGTAACATACGTTACTTCTTTATATCCATATCCTTGTAATTGTTTAACTACATCGTTTCTATCTGCGTTAGGGTCATTACAAACAATTGCTCCAATTTTTTTTCTAACAAATGAACCTGCGTTATCCCATATTTGCATAATTGCTTTAAAATGCCAATCATTTGGACCAACTTCTTTTAAAGATTTTGCAGGTTCATATCCTCTATCTTCGGTATCTTTTTTATTTAATTGATGTCCTACCTGTTTTGTAGTATCATCAAAATCAACTGTATCTAATTCAGCAGGATACCCCATATCAGGTGTGTAATTCCCAGTTTTATGGTGATGTAGAAAATCTCGTTGAGCACCACTTTTTGCGTGTTTTGAATGAGTTGCTACACCTATAGATTCTCCTCTTGGTATTCTGAATGTTGTTGCCTTTTTACCATTGATTGTCGGCATTCCGTGGTCATCAGTTCCAATATCTTTAACGGTAACTTTTTTGTTCTTAAATTTACCCATTAAAACTTCATCACCCTTATCAACATCTAAATTAATATCTTCTTTAACAAAATCAGTTTCTACATATTCTACATTTGGTAAATTTTTTATAGTATACTTTATAGTTCTTTCTTCCGCGTCATCATCTCCAAATATAGCATCTGCTTTTGGAAATTCAGTTTGTGTG